CTACAATAAATTACAACGCCCTAGAGAAAGGAAAAAAATATGGAAAATATGTCTTTAATCAACTGTCCAGCATGCAATAGCAAGGTGTCTTCAAAAGCCGTATCATGTCCACATTGTGGACATCCATTACAAGACATCATGAGTAAATCATCAAAGAATAGAAGTACTGCAATCATATTGTCTCTATTATTAGGCGGCGCTGGAGTTCATAAATTTTATTTGGATAAACCTGGGTCCGGACTTTTATATTTATTGTTCTGTTGGACATTTATCCCCGCAATATGCGGATTAATTGAAGCCTTTCAATATGCAAAAATGAGCGATGACGTATTCCAGAAGAAATACTTGGCTAAGGAATTATAGATGAAGCGTCGCTTGATATTTCTTACGGTCATTATCTGTCTATTCATCCCCATCTGCTCCAGCGCGGAACCCACTTCTGCAAAAAGCATATCCAATATTGATGTTTGTTTTTCACCTGGCGGAAACTGCACAGCGGCAATCGTTAAAGAATTGGATGCGGCCAGATCGGAGATCCTTGTCCAGGCATACTCATTCACCTCTGCACCAATCGCCCAGGCCCTGGTGCGTGCTCATAAGCGTGGCATCATCGTCAAAGTTATCCTGGATAAAAGCCAGGACCGGGAAGGGTACTCCTCTGTCATGTTTCTAAAGAACGCTGGCATCCCCACTTCCATTGATTCCGCGCACGCCATCGCCCACAATAAGGTTATGATTATCGATGCGGAAACCGTTATCACCGGATCATTCAACTTTACCAAGGCAGCAGAGCAAAAGAACGCAGAAAACCTTCTGATCATCAAGTCCAGGGACCTGGCAAAGTTTTATATCGATAATTGGATGAGGCATAAGGAGCATTCAGGGTAAAAAAACTAACGTGGTAAAGGAGGATTTTATTTATATGACTGCACAATCCACATTAAGAACTCTTCAAAAACTCATTAATATGCTTCCAAAGTTGAATGATCATGAATGCGTAGTCACATGTATGACGATAGATCACATACTAAATGCATTGGAATCTTGGGCAGAAGAATCGGAGGATGCGAAATACAACCATCCAAACCCTGCGGCAGCTAATATTTATATAACTGAAATGCAAGGCCCCCTCTATTCAATTGCAGGTCTTAATGACGACGGCCATGATAAAGAGCAATGCATATTATGGTTAAATGGCGGTATTCAGAAGCTTGCGAGTCTTCATTGTTTTGACGTTCGTCTGTATGAATAGGCGAAATAGTGCATGCTGTTCGTTTTTAAAGAACCAATCAAAATCATAAATGGGAGGTGACAGATGAGTTATTTTGCTATTTGTACTTTTGATTTAGTGAATTGCGGTTATGAAGATTATCAAAAAGCCTACGATGATCTTGTTAAGATCGGTTTCAAAAGAGATATCACGGCCAATGATGGAAGTATTGTTAGGTTACCGACGACAACCACTGCAGGGGAATTTAATGGGGAAAGTGTAGAACAAATACGCAATAATTTATCAGATAAAGTAGAAAATGCTTTTTCCGCCCGTGGATTCAAATCTGAAATATTTATTTCAGTGAGCGGAAACTGGGCATGGAGCCGACGAATAACAAAGTGATTTTTTAATATATTATTTCTTGAACTTCGCAAAATAAAGGCGTATAAACTCTCAAGTTTTCCACCATTAAACATCATAATCAGCATGGCAGTAAAAAAACGTTCCTCAAAGGAAATGTACCCATGCAGCAACCGATTACTTCAAAGACCAGCACGGCATGATCCGGCTGGTCTTTTTTTATTTTGGAGGTTCAACTACTTTATTGATCTGGAGGTAATGGCATGGATGTGAAAGTTATGGCTTTTGAATTAACATTGGGTAAAGGTATATCGATAACAGATTTTTATAATTATTGTCGTAACACATCAGGGACACCTATTTATAAGCGTTTTATCTATGTTGATCAAAGTGAAAAATGGCTGCGGGGCATTGTTTTGACTTCAAAGGATATTAAAGCATTTACCAAGCTCGTAAGAAAGCCGGGTAAAATTATGATAAGTCCAGAAGCCATCAATGATGGAGAGTTAGCTCATTTTAATTTTTTCATTCTAAATACTGAAAATTTGCGTGGTTATTTTCAATATTATCATGGATCGACTTCCATACATAGTTTTGGTGATACATTGAAACGTAAATATAGAGACCTGAAGCATATTTTAATAGATCAAGCATGTAAAAAAGCCGAAATCAGTCAATATGAAATACCAAAATCGATTAGAAATAAATACGATGAATATTTGAAGTTTGAAGTTGTTCTTTTGCGGAAAACATTCAAAGAGTTTATGAAAGAGTTCACACGCGTGAAAAATATTACGGTTCAATTTAAAGAATATATTCCAAATCAACCATTATTCAGAGTGTTAGCTGAGAAGGCAAAGACGCGACGTCACACTTTAACATTTAAAGGATACGAACATCGTATTGAAATATTAAATGATGTGATTGCTCTGGGGACAGCAGATGTGGTACAAGACCTACATGGTGTGGGCGTTACAGACGATAATTTTGATAGACCTTTTAAACTTCATAATGAACCTGAAACCCTTGACCATTTTGACTTCAACGAATTTGTTCTGCTCACAGAATTTGACTCAAGTAATGTAAAAGGAAGTATCGATAATGCACCCGTCGTCAAACGTCTATTCAATATTACTGAAAAAGATAAGTGGATAAATCCAAATTCATGAAAAAACTATTTCCATATGCAATATCCATTTTTGTTTCATTCTTTACATGGATAATAATATTTTACTGCTTAGATAGTGAAAAATTTATTGATATTTATGACGACCGCCTTCAATTTGCCTTTTTTACAGCGTTTTTAACAGTGGGTAGTTTGTTGCTCGCAATGAAAGCTTTTTTATTGGTACGCCTGAAAGATGATATTTATCTACATGAGGAGTATCAAAAACGCTATAAGGAACAATGCAGTGGCCCACATAAAATTGACTATTTTCAGGGATTAAAAGACATAGGATACCTTTTGGTCGTCAGCGTCATCGTTTGCTTTATAACATCTATTGCTCAAATTACGATTGGATTTTGCCCCACATACGCGATTAAAATCATTGCTCCATCTTTAGCCGCTGGCATGTTATCACTGGTTATCATTGATTGGTTATTTGTGTATTTAAATCTTCGGGACTGGTTTTCCTTTATTGAAATAGATATTCAAAATAAACTCAAAAAAAATGAGAGTTAA